AAAGAAACCCAACTGAATTGGCAAAACTTAAACAAGCATTGGGGCTGTAACCATGACCACAACAATCAACGCCAGCAATTCGGGCGGAGGCGGCTTAGTCCAGACCGCAGATGCCTCGGGTATCCTTGCCCTGCAAACAGCAGGAACGACTGCGGTTACCGTGGATGCAAGCCAAAACGTGGGGATTGGTACTGCCTCGCCAGCGGCAAAATTTCAAACAAATTCAACGGATGGAACTGTTGCAATTTTTCGAACAACAAGTGGCGCAAATAATGGTCGATTGACTGTTGATGTAAGTGATGCTGCCGCAACTGCTGGTTTTTCTATTGGCGGTAATTCATCTTTCCCCGCTATGACATTTGCCAATGGCGGCGCAGAACGGATGCGTATCGAATCCGGTGGCAATGTAGGGATTGGGACAAGTGCGCCTAACGCATTTGGAAACCGCACGTTCGAGGTAAGTGCTGGTGCAAATAGTTCCGTTTACCTTATTTTATCGACAAATAGCAATACCATCAGGGGAGAAATGGCTTTTGATACTGGCACTATGTACATCAGTACAAAAACTAGTCATCCAATGGTTTTTCGAACAGCTGATGCAGAGCGTTGCAGAATTGATACCGGCGGTAACTTTACTGTTTCAAATGGGTCTATTTATTTTACAAGCGCCCAATACCGTTCTAACGTAGCATCGTCTCAGTTGCAATTTGTCAACAACAGCGCGGGCGTGTCTTTGGCTGTTAACGGCACAAGCTGGGGTTCTTTGTCCGACGAGCGCGACAAGGAAATCATTGAGCCAATTACAGATGCAGTAAGCAAGGTGGCTTCTTTGCGTTCAGTCATTGGTCGGTACAAGATAGATGACGCAGACAAGCGCCGCGCATTTTTGATTGCTCAGGATGTCAAAGCAGTTTTACCAGAGGCCGTGACCGAACTGGAAGATGAGCAGCAGACCCTCATCTTGCAATACACCGAAGTAATCCCTTTGCTTGTGGCGGCAATTAACGAACAGCAAGCCCTCATCACTTCCCTGACAGCCCGTATCGCTGCACTTGAAGGAACACCAGCATGACCCTCATCCTCAACGGCACAGACAACAGCGCCACCACCCCAGCGGTGACTGGTACGGACACCGACACGGGCATCTACTACCCCACGTCCAACCAAGTAGCCATTGCCACCGCAGGCACACAGGCCATGCTGGTGGACGCAAGCCAGAACGTGACCATAAGCAGCGACCAAATTTCTTCTGCTACATCCCATGTGGCTAGTCAACACGCAATGGTATTACGGTCGGCAACGACAAACCAACGGTCAATAGTTGCTGTTGCACCAAACGGTAGTGGCGGGGCGGCTGATTTTTGCATATCCACTACCAGCGATTTACAGACAAATTACAATCAAATTCGTATTGGCTCTGATGGAACTGGTTTTTTTGTTAATTCTGAAAAAGGGGGAACTGAAACAACTAAATCTCTACGATTTGGTGTAGCAGGAACGGCTTTAACCATTGACACAAGCAATAATGTGGGGATTGGGACAAGTTCGCCAAACGCAAAATTGGAAATCAAAGCGGCATCTGCAAGCCAACGTCAATTACAGCTAACGCATTTCAACTCTACTGACGGCTGGTACTTTACTGCTGACGATACTGGCGGCGTTCTTAACATATCACGCCAAGGTAGCTCAAGCTTGAATGGTGAGGCAATGCGTATTGACTCTAGCGGCAACGTGCTGGTGGGGACTACAAGCAGTTTTAATTCAAATGCGGCTGTATTGACTGCTTTAGGTACGCAACAAAATCAAATGGTGTACTTTAGAAATTCAAATGCCACAAACCCTGCTGGAATTATTGTTAATTATTCTGGAGCAACACCAAATAACACGGCAAGTGAATTTTTCTTTGGAAACGACCCATCACAAACAAGATTTGCACTTCGGTCAAATGGGGGACTTGCTAATTATTCTGCAAACAATTCCAATCTATCTGACCGCAGAGAAAAAACAAATTTTGCGCCAGCTAAGTCTTATCTTGATGTGATTTGCGCTATACCCGTCCAGACGTTTAACTACATTGACCAAAACATGGAAGAAGATGATGGCTTGACTTTGGGCGTTGTTGCCCAAGACGTTCAAGCGGTAGCTCCTGAATTGGTTATGGAGTCTGATTGGTCTTCGGAAAGGGATGGCTCCAAGATGCGCTTGTCCATTTACCAGACGGATTTACAGTATGCGCTGATGAAATGCATCCAAGAACAGCAAGCCCTCATCACTTCCCTAACCGCCCGCATTGCGGCACTTGAATTAACCTAAAGGACTCACCATGACTACTACAACTTGGAACATCGTACAAACTCACTACCTAGTAGCAGACGGATTTATCACCACCGCGCACTGGACGGCAACCGCCGTTGATGGTGCATACACCGCTGGCACTTACGGGTCTTGCAGCTTTGCTTCTGCTACGCCATCCATTCCCTATGCCAGTGTGACCATGCAGGAAGTGCTGGACTGGTGCTGGGCCAACGGCGTGGACAAAGACGCTATTGAAGCCAACCTTGCCGCACAAATTGCACTGCTGAACAACCCTGTAAGCGCCGCTGGCACGCCTTGGAGCGCCTGACGCAGAACCCAGTGATTGAACAGATTGTCTCTGCTGAAAACCCGTGGCCCAATACCGAGACAAAAGTGGTACTGGTCTGCCGCATCCCTAAAAAAGACGAAAAGCCAAGCGTCAACGAGTTTGTAGGTAAAGACGGACAAATCTGCCGCTGGGTAGTGATGGACAAAAAATGATAGACCCTTTCACCGCGTTTGCAGCCGCTCAGGCAGCGGTGAAGGGAATCCAAGCCGCTATCAAGCTGGGCAAAGATGTACAAGGTATTGCGTCTGACCTAAGCAAGTTTTTTGAGGCCAAGGACATTGTTCAGCAGGCGGCAAACAACCCCAAGAAGTTCAAGAGCGACACGGCCCAAGCGTTAGAGACGGTGATGCAGGCCAAGCAGCTTGTGGAGGCCGAGACCGAACTGAAGAACACGCTGATATGGTCGGGCAATGCAGATGTGTGGGAAGGCGTGCTGCTGGAGCGCAACAACATCATCCAGCGGCGCAAGAAGGCTGAGATGGAGGAGGCACTTGCCAAGTCCAAGAAGCGACAGCAGATAATGGAGGCCGTGAGTATGGTCTTCTGGATTGCAGTGTTTTTGGTGGCAATTGCCCTAAGTTATTTTTTCACAACTCTATTTTTGGAGAGACGCGCATGATCCCAATCATCGGTGCATTGCTGGGCACACTGGCTGAAAACGGCCTGACGCTGCTGTCCAGCGCCATCCAAGCCAAGGGCAAGGAAGTTGTAGAGAACACTCTCGGTATCAAGATACCCGACAACCCTACCCCTGCGGATGTTGAGAAGCTGCGACAGCTTCAGTATGAGCATGAAGAGCGCCTGATTGAGCTAGGCATCGAGAAAGCCAAACTAGAAATGGCTGAACTGGAATTGCTGGCAAAGGCCGCGCAGGCTGATGCCGACAACATCACAGACCGTTGGCAGGCAGACATGTCGTCAGACTCCTGGCTGTCAAAAAACATCCGGCCCATGAGCCTGATCGCCATCTTTACCATGTACTCCGTGTTCGCAATGATGAGCGCCTTTGGATACAACGCCAACGAGAGTTACGTACAATTGTTGGGTAATTGGGGCATGCTGATTATGGGTGCTTATTTTGGAGGCAGGACGGTGGAGAAGCTGGCTGAAATGAGGAGCAAAAAATGAGCATTTTCATTCCCGTTTTGTACATCTGCCTGAACGCACACTGCGAGTTCTTGCAGCAGCTTACCCACTACACTGACAGGCAGCAATGCATGGCAGCCGTGCGGTCAAAGAAGCAGGACTACATTGACATGGGTGCGACGGTAGACGCAACATGTATTGACCTAGTTGTTCAAAAAAGGGGTAATCATGAGTCTTAGCCAAGAACAAGCGGCCTTTCTGCGGGACATGTGCCGACTTGTGGAATACGCGTCTGCCCAGGGCTTTGTGGTTACCGGCGGGGAACTCGCCCGCACGCCCGAGCAGCAAGCTGTTTATGTCAAGACAGGTCGCAGCAATACCATGAACTCGTTGCATTTAAAGCGCCTGGCGGTGGACCTTAACTTCTTCCAAAACGGCAAGCTCATTTACGACAAACAGATACTCGCGCCGCTGGGGGCCTATTGGGAGTCCCTGCACCCGCTTAATTCCTGGGGCGGAAATGGCATTAAGATTTTGGATACGCCACACTTTAGCCGAGGTCACGGCAAACCTGAATGGAGACGCGTGACATGAAGAAAAACAACTCTCAGCCTGCAGTGGTTAAAAAAGCGGCAGGAGGCGGTTTGTATGCCAACATCGCCGCAAAAAAGAAACGTATCGCGGCCGGCTCTGGTGAGTCAATGAGAAGTCCAGGCTCTAAAGGCGCGCCTAAGAAATCTGACTTTGCCAATGCGGCTAAAACTGCTTCGTACAAAGAGGGCGGTGAGGCAAAGTCCACGGTCAACGCTGCGGGCAACTACACCAAACCCGAACTGCGCAAGCGCATCTTTAACGCCGTGAAGGCAGAAGCCACAGCGGGCACAGGCGCAGGGCAGTGGTCCGCCCGTAAGGCACAGATGGTGGCGCAGCGCTACAAAAAAGCTGGCGGCGGATATAGGGACTGAAAATGAAAGCCCCTCAAAAATCCCTAAAAGACTGGGGCGAGCAGAAGTGGCGCACTAAGTCCGGAAAGCCCTCGAGCAAGACCGGGGAACGCTACTTACCTGAGGCCGCGATCAAGTCCTTGACCTCTGCTGAATACGCTGCTACAACCCGTGCAAAGCGTGCTGGCAAAAAGGCCGGAAAACAGTTCGTAGCGCAACCCAAGACCGTTGCGAAGAAAACAGCAGGGTTCAGATAATGCCACTTCTTCGGCTCTTCCTTAAGCCAGGCGTCGACAAACAGAACACCGAGTACGGCGCTGAAGGCGGCTGGGTCGACAGTGACTACGTGCGCTTTCGTTACGGCCTGCCGGAGAAGATGGGCGGATGGACAGCCTTCGGTAGCACCGTCGTCAACTTTGTTGGCTCGGCCAGCGAGATATTTACTTGGAACGGGCTTGACGGTGTGCCCTACGCGGCCCTTGGGACAAACCGCAAGGTCTACGCTTTCTACGGCGGTGCGTGGGGCGACATCACTCCAATTCGGGCCACTGGGGCATGTACCTTTACCACCACCAGTGGCAGTACCACAGTAATTGTCAATGACGCGGCCCACGGGGCAGTTAAAGGCGACTTTGTTACCTTTAGCGCCGTCTCGGGCAACCCAGGGGGCATTACCAACGCCAGCCTAACAAACGAGTTTGAGATTCAAGAGGTATTAACCAGCGGCACATACACCATCGTCTCCCCGACCTCGGCGACCTCCACGGCAGCGACGGCCGGTGCGGCCACAGCGGCCTACCAGATTAACGTCGGAAGTGACATTAGCTTTGTTGACTTTGGCTGGGGCACGGGCACTTGGGGCTTGAGCACGTGGGGCACGCCTCGTCCTGCCTCGGCCTCGTTGACCTTGCTTGCCCGAGTCTGGCAATTTGATTCCTATGGTGAAAACCTCATCTTGCAGCAAGTGGACGGCGGCATCTATGAGTGGGACCCGGACACGGGCCTCGGCACGCGGGCCACGGCCATTGCAGGAGCTCCAACCAAAAGCAAGTACGCGCTGCTCTCAACCCCTGACCGGCACTTGGTGTGCTTTGGTACGGAGACCATTTTGGGTGATCCAACCTCCCAGGACCCCATGTTTGTGCGGTTTTCTGATCAAGAAGACCTCAACGACTTTGTGGCCACGGCGACCAACACGGCTGGCGGACAACGGCTCACGGACGGCAACGAAATCCTCACAGCGCTGCGCTCACGTGGCCAGATACTGATTTGGACAGACACGTCCATCCATGGCCAACAATTCCTCGGGCCACCCTATACCTTTGGCTTTCAACAGTTAGGTGCCAATTGCGGGATTATTGGGCCCCACGCGTCGGCTGACGTGAACGGTGTGGCGTATTGGATGAGCAAGGATGCGTTCTTTGTGTTTGACGGTACGGTCAAGAAGCTCCCCTGCACTGTGCAGGATTTTGTTTTTGAAGACTTGAACATCGCGCAGGCGACTGCCGTGAACGTGGGCATTAACACCCAATTTAACGAGGTAACGTGGTTCTATCCGTCATTGAGTAGCGACTACATTAACCGCTTTGTGACTTACAACTACATGGAAAACGTCTGGTCAGTGGGTACTCTGTCTCGCACGGCATGGACCGACACCGGAACTTTTGACAAGCCGTTGGCCACGGAATACGACCCGTTGGACAACGGGGCCACTATATCTACAATTTACGGCCTTACAGCAGGCCGCAGCAACTTGTACAACCAAGAGGATGGTGTGGATGCCGACGGCGTGGCAATTGACGCCTACATACATTCTGGTTACTTTGACATTGGTGACGGGGATCAGATGTTGCTGATGCAAAGGTTCATTCCTGACTTTAAGAGTCAAGTAGGAGAGCTAATAGTGCGGCTGCTTTTGCGTGCTTATCCACAGGCTTCTGCAGTAGCAAGCTCCTTGGACCCCTACACAATCACACCGACCACGCAGTTTGTCAGCACTCGCGCGCGTGGGCGTCAAATTCAGCTGCGCATTGAAAGCGATGAGTTGGGCGGGTGGTGGCGCTATGGCACGCTGCGAGTGGATGTTCAGCCGGACGGCCTGCGATGAGCAAAATTACCAACGTCCGCCTGCCCAACGCGACTCAGGCGGGCTACGACCCGCAGCAGTTCAACCAGCTTGTGCGTTCGCTTGAGCAGATTATTCTTCAGCTCAACACCACCTACACCCCTATTGTTACGGAGAACAAGGACCAGGCGCAAACTTGGTTCCTTGGAAAATAATGTCAAACGCCTACAAACGCTTTCAAAAAACGCCGTCTGCAACCATACCGTTAATTGTGTTAACGGTTCCTGCTGCCACAGCCGCAATTGTTAAGTCTATTTGGATAGCAAACATAGGTGTAAGTAGCACCAACATAACGGTTACCTTTGCTCCTGACGGGGCCGGAACGCACTACCTCGTGCCACTGGAATCGGTAGCCCCAAACAAATATGTAGACCTCTTGGCCGGTTGGAACGCGGGCCCTTTGGTGCTTGAGGAATTCGATGAGTTGTTTGTCACTTCTTCGCAAGACTATGTTTATGTGACCGTGAGCGCGCTTTTGGTGGACAGAAGCTAAGACTTTAATGGATAATCTTGCCATCAACGCGTCCTTTCCCGGCGCGCGGCCCATGAGGTCTTTGGCAAAAATTGGAAAGGACTATCATGGCAACTGAAGGAATCATGGCCTTGCCTCAAGGCATGGGCATGGAGGGCGAACAAGCCCAACAGCAACAACCAACTGTCACGATTGCGGACTCTTACGGTGCCGCAATGACGGCGCTCGGCATGGCCCGCCCCGGAGAGGATGCTGCCTTAAAAGAGGCCATCCGCCAGAACATCGGTGACCTTCAGCTCACGCCTGCGCAGCTTGACGTCCTTATCCAGGTTTTTACATATGTCAGCCAGAACCCTGGCGACTACAAAAACTTGCTCCAGAAGATGATTGAAGCCGATGCCCTTGATGAGGGGGACATGCCGGCAGAGTACGACCCCGAGTTTATTGGCGCGATGCTCGCGGTGCTGCAGGAGATGCGGCAGATGCAGGGCGCTGGCGCGCAGGAGCCCATGGACATGAGCCCCGTGGTTGAGGGCCTGCAGCCTGTAGGCATGGCCTCCGGCGGTCTAGCAGATGTTGGTCAATACCTTGCGGCCAAAGGGCGCGGCGGGGACAGCATCCTTGCCCACATTACCCCCGAAGAAGCTGCGATGCTCAAGCGTCGTGGCGGCTCAGGAACGATTAACCCTGCTACGGGTTTACCCGAGTTTAAGGGCGGCAACATTCTTAAGGACATCGTGGGCGGCGTCAAAGACGCTGTCAAAGACGTTGTAACCGTCACCAAAGACGTGCTTAAGAGCCCTGTCGGGCGCATTATGACTACTATTGCTTTGGCATCGGTCCTCGGACCGGCAGCAGCGGGCTACGGCATGTCAGCTGGGACGGTATATGGCCTTGCCGGTGCAGGAAGCGCGCTTTTGGGCGGTGGCGACCTAAAAGACGCCCTGATTTCAGGTGCCATGGGCTACATCGGCGGAGGCGGCACGGTCTTTGGCACAAGCCCCTTGTCGGCTGTTGGCAGCTACCTGCCCGGCGCAGCCGGCAGTGCGTTGAACACAGGCTTGACAACCGGTTTAATTGGCGCGGGTATCGGCAGGCTGGGTGGCATGAGCGAGCAAGACGCTTTGAGAATGGGCTTGATCTCGGGCGTATCAGCAGGGGCGATGCGAGGTCTTCAGAATACCGCTGAGGGCGCTGTGAAGTTGGACGGGCCTTCTGATATTGATTTAGCAGGTGGCCGGCCTGTCCCAGCAGACGCCACTGCACAGAACATGCTACGGGCTGCTGGGGCGGGTGACCCATACGCCGATGCAACGGACTTGATAAACGCCTCTGACTTAGCTGCTTATCCTTCCGACCCCGTTGACATAGCCTTGGCAAACCGTACTCCTTTGGAGCTGCCCCCTGGCGCAGGGCCGGACATAGTGCAGCCGCCTAATTACGCTAACGATCTAAGGTTGCCTCCTGGCGCAGCCCAAGAGGCCGGATATAACGTGGCTAGTGGGGGCCGTAACTTATCTCCTAACGCACGTCTGGGGTACGCTGCTAACGTAACCGATCCCAATGTAACTGCAAGGGGGCTGATAGACGCCTCGGACTTAAGCGTTTACCCCGACCGCTCCATTCCTACTGCAGATCAGATAAGGTTTAATGACTTAGAAGTTTTTCCTGACAACAGCGTTAAAACAGGGCAAGGAAGCCTTACTAATTTTGAACCGCCCTCGCTCTTTGACAGAGCAGTTTCCGGCACTAAGAACCTGTACAACGAGTACCTCTCGCCCAACCGCCCGGGCCTGGCAGCGGACGCGGGTATCTTCACCAAATACGGCCCACTGGCAGCGGTAGGAACTGGGGTTGCGTACCTCGCGGGTGCCATGGATAGCGAACCTGTCAACCAAAACCCTGCGTTCAACCGCAATTACACGGGCAATGACTATCTAAGGGATAACCCTCAGTTGTTCAGCGGGGGCCTTGGCAGCTACACCCGGCCTGCGGCACCAGCCAGTCCAATTGTCCCTACACCGTCATACGGCTCAATTCCCATTGGCCAACCGGGCAACGTCATACCGACCGGCATAACAAATCGTCCTGGCGGCGTGGCGCAGCCTTACAACGTGGCAGGCTTGTACGGCGTGCCCCTTATCTATGGTTCTGACGGTCAGCTTCGTCGCATGGCCAAAGGCGGTGACGCCAAAATGACCAACTTCCCACGTCGCCAAGGACCAATCAACGGCCCTGGCACTGGGACTTCGGATGACATCCCCGCGATGCTGTCGGACGGCGAGTTCGTGTTTACGGCCAAGGCCGTGCGCAACGCCGGAGGCGGCAGTCGCCGCAAGGGTGCAGCTCGCATGTACAAATTAATGAAGAAGCTCGAAGGCGGAGCCGTTAAGGGGAAATAAATGGCAGAAGAAACAGTCACCCAACAGATAGTCCGGGAAGCCCCGGAGATCGAAGCGTACAAACTCAAGCTACTGCAAGAAGCCCAGAGACTGGCCTTTAACCAGGGCGGAGGTCAAACGCTTGCCGAGCAGCTTCCTGGCTACCAAGTGGCAGGGTTCTCCCCTGCCCAGCAGGCCGCGATTAGAGCCGCTGAAGCACAGGGCGTTGGGGCTTTCACGCCCTACATGACCGCTGCCAACCAGGCACTGGGCGGCGCGTACAACACCACCAGCGAAGCCGCTGACATTCTGCGCGGTGCTGACACCCGCAACCAGTTCACTGATGCGCAAAAGGCCCTTGGCCAAGCAGGTGGGGCCACGGCCAATATCACCTCTGGCATCGGTCAAATCAACCAAGGCCTGGGCTACCTCGACCAGGCCGCGCAGCGCGCAGCAGCATCCGACACCACTGGTCAGTTTGGCGCGGCGCGTCAAGACCTGAACACGGGCCTTGGAGCGTTGGCCACGGGCCAGAACCTGGCTGCCTTGTCGAGCGCCGCCAGCTTACAGCCAGCCACCTCCACCATCGGCAGAGGCTTGGAGCAAGGGCAACAGACATTGGGCCTGGGTATTGGTGCAATTGCAGGCGCAGCGCAGGGCTATGACCCACGCGCTGCCCAGGCATTTATGGACCCCTATCGCCAGCAAGTTATCGACGAGACAATGCGGCAGATGGATCGCCAGGGCACAATTGCCGGCCAAGGCTTGGCGGCGCAAGCGGTCAGGTCCGGCGCGTTTGGCGGTGAACGTGAGGGCGTTCAGCGCGCTGAAATGCAGCGCAATTTAATGGATCAAAAGGCCTCCACCATTGCCAACCTCTTGTCGCAAGGCTATGGCCAGTCACAGGCTCAGGCCATGCAGGCGTTTGAGCAGCAGCAAGGGCGTCAGATGCAAGCCGGCCAAGGTATTGGCCAGTTGGGCGCGCAACAAGCGCAGCTGGGCGTACAAGCCGGGGGTCAGCTTGGCAATCTGGGTGTGCAACAAGCACAGCTTGGCCAGGGTGCGGCGAACATTTACCAACAGGCTGCCCAGCAATACGGCAACTTGGCGTCTCAAGGCGGCGCTCTGGCTGGCCAAGAGGCAGCAATTAACCAGAACATTGCCAACCTGATGATGCAGCAGGCACAGGCTCGCAATCAATCCGCTCAAACGGCTGCAGGCATTTACGGCCAGCAGGCGCAGCAGTTCCAGGGACTTGGCCAGGGCATTGGCCAGTTGGCGGGGCAGCAGTTTGGCATTGGCCAACAGCAGGCGCAGGGCCTCGGTGCGTTGGGCGGTCAGCTTGGCCAACTTGGCGTGCAGCAAGGCGCGTTGGGCCAAACGGCTCAGGCTCTGCAGCAGGGCGACATGAACTTCTTGTACAACGTCGGTCAGTCGCAGCAGGCGTTCAACCAGCAGACGCT